GTGTTAATAAAGCATTAAGATTTAAATGAAAGATCAAATCTTTATAAAGGCCTTGGTAAAAGATGGGAAGCTTGACTTCCCTCTTAAGGCTAATAAAACAAGACTAGATAACTTCTTATCCAATTTACCGGATGGAGCTAGACTTGAGGTATTTATTGGTGCTACTACTAAGAAAGGTAGCAACGCTCAGTTGGCAAGACTCCATGCAATGATTAGAGAACTTGCTAATGATATAGGTTATACATTTGAGGAGATAAAACTTCAGGTAAAGCGTAAGGCTGGCCTTTGTTTTACTAAGAATAATGTAGAGTATTGCAAATCATTTGCTGAATGTGATCACGCAGATCTAAACTTAGCAATACAAGCAGCTATAGAGATAGGAGATTTTAATGGAATACAATTAAGATAATTGTGATTCAATATCTTTATTAATTCTATCATTTATTTTACGCATTTCATCAGAGTCTCCTTCAAGAGAGGCTTTGAGTAATGCGCTTATATCATCTTGGGCAACTGTAGCATTAACATCTATGTTAGCTCCCTGAGCATATGCTGCTGCTTTAAACAATTCAATTAGTGAGTACAATGTATAGAAGTGGAGTTCTGATTGTGTAAAAGGATTATTCTTAAGAGTACCTTCTGGATCTTCTATATACTTTTCAAACTTCTCTATCATTGGTTTGATGTTACCGGGATTTTCCATCTTGGTTACATAATCCATGAACACTGCTTCAACTCCTGCTATATATGATGCACTTAACTTTACTGTTAACTCCTTAGTAGGGTCGTAGCTATTCTGTAACTTTACTCTCTCTGACATAATTAAAATTTTAATAAAGATATGAATAAAATAGATATTAACATAACTGATATACAAGAAAAAATGCTTGTTAAACTAACTGATGCAGGCTGGGGTGATATATTTTCACCAATGATAAAGTCAGAAAACTTTCATAAATTAATATATAAGCTTAAGACTGAAGCTGAAGATAACCGCAGGTTTACACCAAAGCTTAAGTATTTATTTAAAGCATTTGAAGAATGCCCATATGATAAACTAAAGGTAATATTTATAGGTCAAGATCCTTATCCTCAAATAAATGTAGCAGATGGAATAGCGTTTAGTTGTTCTAATAATGATAAACCTCAACCATCTTTAAGGTATATGTTTAGTGAATTAGAAAGACAATACCCAGCATTTAGAACTAATGATCTATTATATAATCCTTTAGATCTAAAAAGATGGGCTAATCAAGGCGTGCTAATGTTAAACACTGCATTTACTGTACAGATTAATAAGATAGGTAGTCATTATAATTTATGGAAACCATTTACACATCATATACTTCAATCTATAAACCGTGAGTTTAAGGATATACCTGTTGTATTACTTGGTAAGAAGGCTGAGGAGTGGCAATTACGTTTAGATAATCAGAATATATATAAGGTTGCTCATCCAGCAAGTGCTGCATATAAAGGTGGTAAGTGGGACTCCAAAGATATCTTTAAGAAAATCAATGATTCTTTTGATTTTAAGGACAAAATCATTTGGTAAAAGTGTGTAATTTTTGTATCTTTATTAACTATAAATCAACAACTTATGGATAAAACAACAATGGGTGCATTTCATTCTGAAGTGCATACTTTCAAGCAAAATATATATGATAAGTATGGCATAAAAGCATATGTAATATCAGATGCTAAAGACAAGACCCTAAACTTGGAAAGCATTGAAGAATGTGTGATAAAAATAATGGAGAATGATCATCCTGAGTATATTAAATATTGGAGGTCTAAAACATTAAGAACAAGAGAGCCTGACTTTGTAACATACTGTACAATCTTTACATTCTTTGCAAGGAATGCGGGATATACATTTGACAGAATAGGTCAGTTTATAAATAGAAAACATTGCAGTGTGATGCATCAGTATAATACGGCAAAGAATAGATTAATAATAGGAGATCATGTATTTATGGATACGTATGTAAAGATCTCAAAAAGAATAACAGAGTATGTGGGAATTATTCCAAAAAATACAAAGGTATAAGATAACTCCTAATCAATGTATGATATTGTTTGCATTTGATGAAGGAATTACACCTTCAAATTGTGAAGCCACAGATATCGTAGCTTTATATCAAGAAGGATATATAACTAATAAAAATGAAATAAATCCAGAAGGAAGAAAGGTTATTGTAACATTGGATAATTACTTCAAGGTACACAAAAAGCTGACTGATAAACAACTACTTGGTGCTTCTGCTGCTGACAACATTGAAAAGTATAGAAGTATATTTCCAAAGGGTAAGTTACCGTCAGGTGTACCTTCTAGAAACAATGTTAAGGTGCTAGGTGAAAACTTTAGATGGTTCTTTGCTGAGTATGATTACACTTGGGATGAGGTTATAAATGCTACTACAATGTATGTAAATGAGTATCAAAAAAACAATTACCTTTACATGCAGAATAGTCAGTATTTCATATCAAAACAAGATAAACATAAAGTGAAAACCTCAAAGCTTGCTGACTATTGTGATATGATTCGTGATGGTATAAACACTGAGGATGATCACTTCCAAGAAAAAGTAGTATGATACATGAAGAACATAATGAAGAGAAAGTTGATCAGGATCTAATCATTGAGTATGCTGAGAAACTAATCATGGAAATGAAAGGTAATGATCCGAAACTAATTGGTTCATCAGTTATGAATACAAAACAAGCTATATATGCTGCATCTATTACAGCTAGAAGATTAGCGCAGGAAACAGCAAAAAAGTTTTATTATGAAGTAACGCAATATTTAATGGATTTAAATGAGTAAACCAACACCTGGATGGGGCGGTCAGTTTTCTGCCTTCAAAGAAGCACTAAAATATATGAGTGCAAGACAATCCGGTGAGGAGAAGTCTATATATACACCGTGGCCTAAGTTTAATGATGCTACTACTGATGGATTAGAGTGGAATACTTTAACTGTAATGGGTGGTAGACCGGGGTCAGGTAAAACTTTAATTAAGGATCAAATCATAAGAGAATCTTTTGAGTTAAATCCTAATGACAATCATAGAGTACTAGAGTTTCAGTATGAAATGGTTGGTAGAACATCTGCAATGCGTGAGTTTAGTTCTATAACTGGTAAGACTTATAAAGAGTTATGTTCTGCAGGTAGTACAATAGCAACTAATGTAATTAATGATTGCTATGAGTATGCTAAAGAAAGAGTTAAGTATCCTGTTGATATTATATCAACACCAATGACCGTTAATCAAATGCGTGAGCAGATTGATATGTATATGGATCATCATAAAGGTCAGAAGACTATTATAACTCTTGATCATACAATGCTTGTAAAAAGAGCACCATATCAAAACAGTTCATTAGACATGTTGTTTGAGTTAGGTGAGTTCTTTACACAATGTAAAAGAGATTATCCTTGTATGTTTATTGCACTGTCTCAGCTTAATAGGAACATAGATAATCCGGATAGAGCTATAGATGGTAAGTATGGTAACTATATTCTTGAGTCAGATATATTTGGCTCAGATGCAATGTTACAGCATGCAGATACTTTACTTGGAATCAATAGACCTGCCAAACAGAAGATTAGATTTTATGGTCCAGATAGATATGTAATACAAGATGATAGAACATTAGTATTACATTTCCTTAAAGCAAGAAATGGTGATGCGCGGATGAGTTTCTTCAAGGCTGAGTTTGAAAGAATGCAGATTGCAGAAATGCCTACACCACCACAACAAGAAAGAAGATAAATTAATATGACACCAACAGAAAGAAAAACAAAGATTGCAAAGTTAAGAGAGCAGCATGAAGATTATTTCCAAACAATTGGAGATATCAATGCAGTATATATACCTAAGATGGCTTATAGGCCAAGTGGAAAAGATGAACTATATGTTAGTTTCTTTCCAAGTGAGTTACAGAAGAATGGTGATATCTATACAGAGTTTGTCAGTATAGAATATGATTCTGAGGATCCACTAAGAACTTTATATTTTCATAAACATAATCCTCATTGGAAGGAAGAGTATGAATTAGTTACAAGCAACTCAGGTTTTGAAAGACATCTTATACCTGTAAGTGAGTTAACAATAGTTAAAGATCTTAATACAAAATCATCAAAAAAAGAAACCGAGAAGGAGAATCCTTTCTTTCTTCCTGATCCTGATGATATAAATGATACAACTAAGTTGCTACAAAGAATAGCAACGGCATTAGAATCAATAGCAAAATCAATAAATAAATAAGTATGGCACAAAGTGTTTTAGTAATCGCGGACTCAGGCTCCGGTAAATCAACGTCTGGTAGAAATTTAGATCCAAAGACAACTTTTTGGATTAATATAGCAAACAAACCTTTACCCTTTAAAGGTTGGAAAAAGAATTATTCATTGATAAGCAAAGATAATCCTAAAGGTAATATGACTAATGCGTCATCAGCTGTAGGGATCATGAAGGCTATACAACATGTCAATGATAAGATGCCTCACATCACTAACCTAGTTATTGATGATTGGCAATATATGTCTGCATTTGAATACTTTGATAAGGCAAATGAGAAAGGCTATGATAAATTCACCTCAATCGCTTCTAACCTAGCTCAGGTTGCAAAAATGCCCAAGGATTTGAGAGATGATTTGTATTGTTTCTTTCTTACCCATTCAGAGTCTACAACAGACATCAATGGTCGCAATAAGGTTAAGGCAAAAACTGTTGGTAAAATGATAGATAATGCATTAACTTTAGAGGGACTTTTCTCAATCGTTCTCTTTGGTAAAGTTATTAGAGAAGAGGATGGTAAAATGCAGTATGGTTTTGAAACGCAAACTAATGGTGAGACTACAGCCAAGTCTCCTATGGGTATGTTTGAAGAAACCTTTATAGAAAATGATCTACAGTTTGTCAAGGGCTGT